TCACGGATTACCACCACACGCACCTACCCCACCAATGTCTGAAGCTTCTTCAACAGTACGAGTAAATAGTATTCTAATTTGTAGAGAAGGTGACGCTGCAAATTGCGGACATACTATTTCTGGTTCTTCTAATGTCTTTGCAGGATAGTGTATAAATATTATTACTATGGCACTTGCAAATTATGACGCACAGTCAACAAACAATTCAAAACGATCAAATAGAATTTATAGTGATCTTAATTTGAATTTTACTAAAAATCCTGCAACCAAAGATGTTGCACGATTAACAGATGTTGAAGCTGTAAAACGTTCTGTTCGTAATTTAATATTGACTAATAGGTTTGAAAGACCATTTCATCCTGAAATTGGTTCTAGTGTGAGAGATTTATTATTTGAACCTATTACTCCTTTGAATGCTGTTTTATTACAGGATAGAATTGAAGAAGTTATTATTAATTTTGAACCAAGAGTTGCCATTAATCAAATTGTCGTAATAGATAATATTGATAACAACGAATACAAAGTTACTGTTTCGTTTTATGTTATCAACAGGCCTGAACCTGTAACGATAACAGAATTTTTACAAAGATTAAGATAAAATGAGTTCACACAAATTAAACATATCACAACTAGACTTTGACCAAATTAAAATTAATTTAAAAAGATTTTTATCCAATCAAAGTCAATTCAAAGATTATGACTTTGAAGGTTCTGGTATGGCCGTACTCCTTGATTTATTAGCTTACAATACACATTATCTCGCTTATAATGCAAATATATTAGCCAATGAAATGTTTATAGATACTGCTGATTTAAGAAACAGCATTGTATCTTTGGCAAAGGCTTTGGGTTATACTCCAAATTCACCAAGAGCACCAGTTGCAAATTTAACTGTTGTGGTTAATGACGCAACTGGTACTTCTTTAACAATGGATGCTGGAACTAAATTTACTACCAGTGTGGATGGTGTTTCTTATAACTTTGTAACCACTGGATCAAATACAATAACTCCTGTTAATGGTGTTTATACATTTTCAAATATTTCTGTTTATGAAGGAACTTATGTTACCTATCAATATACTGTGGACACTACCGATATCGACCAAAGATTTTTAATACAATCAGCAAATGCTGATACTACTACTTTAACTGTACAAGTACAAAACAGTTCATCCGATACAACTACAAACACTTACACTAAGGCTACTTCTATTACAGAATTAGATTCAACTTCAAAAGTTTATTTCTTACAAGAAGCTGAAGATGGTAAATTTGAAATTTATTTTGGTGATGGTGTTATTGGTAAATCTTTATCCGATGGTAATATTATAATTTTAAAATATGTTGTAACTAATAAAACTGCTGCTAATGGTGCTTCATCATTTAGTTTATCAGGAAACATTGGTGGTTTTAGTGATGTTACTTTAACAGTAAATTCAAATGCGGCTAATGGTTCTGATTCTGAAACTAATGCAAGTATTAAATTTAATGCACCTAAATCTTATGCAGCACAAGACCGTGCTGTAACGATAGAAGATTATAAAACAAAGGTTGCAGAATTATATGCCAATGCTCGTTCTATAAGTGCTTGGGGTGGTGAAGATGCCGAAACACCTTTCTATGGTAGAGTTTATATTTCTATTAATCCTATTTCAGGTTCGACATTAACACAAACAACAAAAGATTCTATTGTTACTCAATTAAAAAGATATTCAGTTGCTTCAGTAACGCCTGTAATTATTGATCCAGAAACAACATCATTACTTTTAACTTCAACTGTTAAATATAATGAACAAGCAACTTCTAAATCTGCTTCAACATTAAAAACAAATATTACTACCGCATTAACAAATTATAACACAAACACTTTACAAAAATTTGATAGTGTATTTCGATATTCAAAAGTTGTAGAATTAATTGATGACGCTGATACAAGTATTTTATCAAACATTACTACATTAAGAATTAGAAAACCATTTACACCTACCATTGGTAGTGCAACGAATTATACAGTTTCTTTTTCAAACGCATTGTATAATCCACATTCAGGACACAAATCTACTGAAGGTGGTATTTTAAGTTCAACAGGTTTTAAAGTTGATGGAGATTCAACTAACATATATTATTTTGATGATGACGGTGCTGGTAATTTAAGAAGATATTATCTTGTTGGTTCAGTAAGAACCTATGCTGATAATACTGCTGGTACAATTAATTATTCAACTGGAAAAATTGATATCGATTCAATTAACATTTCTTCAATAGAAAATATTAGAGGATCTGCTTCAACTGTAATAGAAATAACAGTACAACCATCTTCAAATGATATTGTACCTGTTAGAAATCAAGTTTTAAATATAGATGTAGCTAATAGCACTATTACGGTTACTGCTGATACTCTAGTTGGTGGTTCTGCTAATGCTGGTGTTGGTTACACAACAACATCAAGTTATTAGTAAATGTCAGACTTTAAAGATAAAATATCCTATTTAATAAATTCACAAGCACCTGACTTTGTGCTTGAAGATCATCCATATTTTTTAGAGTTTGTAAAAGAATATTATAAATTTTTAGAATCAGCAGAATTAACTTTAACTGATATTAATCCACCAGATACTTTAAGATTAGAAACACAAACAACAACTGTAAGTTATCTATTGTTAAATGGTACCAATCAACAAAAAGATAATGATGGTGATAATATACTTTTAGAAGATACTACTTATGGTGATTTTGTCAATGGTGAAACTATAACAGGTTCTACTTCAGGTGCTACTTCAACTGTATTAGTAGAAGATATAGATGGTGGTTCTCGTTTATTCGTAACACATCAAAATAAATTTATTGAAGGAGAAACAATTACAGGTTCTACTTCAGGTGCGGTTGCAACTATTTTAAAATATAGAGCCAATCCAGTACAAAACATTCAACAACTTTTAGACTATCCTGATCCTGATAAAACAATACAAGGATTTTTAACTAAATTTAGAAATGCGTTTTTACAATCTATACCTGATACATTAGATACAGGTATTGATAAAAGAAAATTAATTAAAAATATTAAATCACTTTATCGTGCAAAAGGAACTAAACGTGCAAGTGAAATCTTTTTTAAATTACTATTTAATGAAAATGCAACGATAAGATTTCCTAAAGAAAATATTTTAAGAGCATCCGATGGTAAATGGGATACACAAAAAGTTTTAAGATGTAAAGAGTCAGGAACTTCAGACGCAGCTAATTTAGTAGGTCAAACTATTACACAGGCCGATGTACCGTCTGATTCAAATATTAATGAGGCAACTGCTGTTGTAGAACAAGTTTACAAATATGCTATTGCAGGTGCAACCGTAGTAGAATTAGTATTAGGTGATGATTCAGTTACAGGTACTTTTGTTGCAGGACAAAATATTACAGGTACAGATAATACAAATGAAGATGTTTTAGTTACTTGTACGATAGAAGGAATTATTACCACCAAAACAGTTTCAAATGATGGTGCATTTTATAGTGAAGGAGATAGTGTTGCTTTAAGTGGTGGAGGTAATGACGCAATTATTCAAGTTAATGCTGTGGGTTCAGGATCTATTTCTGAAATATTAGTAGATGATGGCGGTACAGGTTATTCAATTGGTGATGTTGTAAACTTTAGTATTGGAAATGCTACTGCAAAAATTTCTGTTGTAAATGGTGGAGTAAGATTAGAAGAAGGAACAGAATCAAGTTCTACTTCTCATATTATTTTAGAAGATGAAACTGTAAGAGGAGATCCATATAATGGAAATAAAATTGTACAAGAATCAGGAACAGGTGTAGGAGATATTACAGATGTAAGAATGATTTACGAAGGTAATGGTTATACCTCTTTACCAACTGTAACTATTACATCATCAGGTAGTGGTGCGTCTTTATTTGCATATGGTCCTGAAATTGGAAGAGTTTTAGGATTAAAAACAATTGAGTTAGGGGATAACTATGATGACAGTCCAAGTCCACCTACTTTAACTTTACCAACTTATTTACTTTTACAATCTCGTACAGGAGGTTTTACAATTGGTGAAACCATTACAGGATTAGATTCAAGTTCAAGTGTTGTAACTGCAACTGTGGTATCGTTAGATACGAATACAAATATTTTAAAATGTTCTGGTGCAACTGGAACTTTTGCCGAAAACACATTAATTACAGGCGGCACATCTTTACAAACTGCAACCATTTATAAAATAGATCAAGCAACTGCAACTGCTACCGTAGGTGCTGTGGCAACTACTGATGGTCAATTTATTAACCAAGATGGTTGGGTTTCAGAAACTTCAATGAAGTTACAAGATAGTTTATTGTATCAGGATTATTCTTACATTGTAAGAGTAGGCCGTTCTATTAATGACTGGAGAGATACTTACACTAAAACTTTACATAGTGCTGGTTTCTATTTTCAAGGAGAAGTTACTATTGAAACACAAGTAAATGCTAGATTGAGAAGTGTAACTGGTATTAATACAGGTATTACTGAAGATATCTTTGGAGTTTACAGAACAATCTTTACAACTATACTTGGTAGAAGATTGGGTACTGTGGACGATGGCACAACGTTACGTGCTAATCCTGCATTAGGTGTTCCTGCAGATTTAACAGATAGTACAATTGAACACTTTACAGCCAACACAAGAGATGTAACATTGAAACGTGCAATCACTATTATATTTGAAAGTGTACCTAAACTTACAATAGATGGAGAAACTACAAAGTTTGGTTATGCGTTTGCAGGACCTCGTCTTGGAAACATTAATAAGTATTGGCAAAGATATAGTGGTAGTGGTATTGCACAAACAACAGCTGTGGGTGCAGACTCAACAACTGCAAGTTATATAAGTCCTATGCAAATGAGTAATTGGGCAGATCATAGAATCATAGGAACACAAACTAATAGTGATGGTGAGGTAGTTGAATTTATTAATATGACTGATACACCTAATTTGAGAACATATATTGCCCTACCAACGGAGATTAAGGTAAGTTATTAATTTGCCGTATAAATATAAATAGAATTTAAAGGAAAGTTATGCCAGCAATAGTAACAAACAAATTTAGAATACACAACGCTGAACAATTCAGCGAATCATTTTCAGAAGCGTCACCTAACGTATATTATTTACTGTTAGGCAGACCGCAAGCATTTGCAACTTCAACAAGACCAGACTCTCGTACAGAAAACGAAGGTTCTGATACATCACCAATTACACCTCCAGATTCAATAGATTATGAATTTTATACTTTTGATGACGCTATTGCGGCTAAAAAGATTACAAGTTCAGATGTATCTTATGTAATACCAAGAAGAAATTGGACAACAGGTACAGTTTATGATATGTACCGACACGACTATGGTCGAAGAATTACAGGAACAACAACTGCAAAAACATCTACAAGTGGTGCATCCAATTTATATGACGCAACTTTTTATGTTTATTCAAGTGCAGGTAATGTTTACAAATGTTTAGATAACAATTCAGGTGCAAACTCAACTGTTGAACCTACTGGAACTTCAACTTCAGTTTTAACTACCGCAGATGGATACAAATGGAAATATATGTACACTTTATCTGCTTCTCAACAAACTAATTTCTTATCAACTGACTTTATGGCCGTTGCAACTAACTCAACTGTAAGTGCGGCTGCTGTAAACGGTGCATTAGATATTGTTACAGTTAAAGCAGGTGGTACTGGTTATACAACTTCAGGTGCTTCTGGCACAGGAACAATTACTTCCGTTCCAATTAGAGGAGATTATACTACTAGAGCATATGCAACTGTAACTATTGCTTCAGGTGTAGTAACAGGAGTTTCAATTACAACTGCTGGTGCTGGTTACACTTACGCTTATATTACTAACGCAGATATACAAGCACAAGGCGGTGGTACTGGTTCAGGTGCTGAATTAGATGTATTGATTGGACCAAAAGGTGGTCACGGTTATAATGCCGTAAAAGAATTAGGTGGATTCTTTGTAATGTTAAATGTTAACTTTGAAGGTGTTGAATCAGGTTCTGGTTCAGATGTTTCTGCCGCAAACGATTTTAGAAGAATTGGATTATTAAGAGATCCTAATTCAGGAGGCTCTGCTGCTTCTTCTACAACATTAAGAGCAACAAAAGCAATTCGTATGGCTTCTTCTCCAACTCCAGGCACATTTACTGTTGATGAAGAAATTAATCAAGCAACAACTGGCGCTGTTGGTAAAGTTGTAGAATGGGATGCGACTAATAGAGTTTTATATTACATTCAAACAAGATTTAATGATGAAGGTGCAAACAGTAGTGGAGATTTAGTAGCGTTTTCAACAAATGCTGTTATTACTGGTCAAAGTTCAAGTGCAACAGCAACACCAGACACTTCTTTTTCTAGTACAGTAAACGGTTCTTCATTTACTTCTGGTTATTCAAGTTCAGAATTGGATGCTGATACAGGAGATGTTATGTATGTTGAAAATAGAGCTCCGATCACTAGAGCAACCGATCAAACTGAAAATGTTAAACTTGTTATTGAATTTTAATTAGATAAGGAAGAAAAATGCCAGCAAAAACTGATTTCAATGTCAGTCCCTATTATGACGATTTTACAGAGTCGAAGAAGTTTCATAGAATACTTTTTAGACCTGCATTTGCTGTTCAAGCAAGAGAATTAACTCAATCTCAAACTATACTTCAAAATCAAATAGAAAGAGTTGGCGATCACCTTTTTAAACAAGGTGCAATGGTTATTCCAGGTCAAGTTTCAATTGACACAAATTATACTGCTGTTAAATTAACATCAAAATCTGCTTCAAGTATTAATACTTACAATGGTACAACTGTAACAGGTGGTACGTCAGGTGTAGTTGCTGAAGTAGTTGGCGTTGCTGCTACAGACGGTACTGATCCTGATACATTATATGTTAAGTATAATAAAACAGGAACAAACAATACATCTACTGTTTTTACAGACGGAGAAACAATTACATCGGATGCTTCAGGTAGTCCAACTGCGGTAGTAAATACAACTGCAACAGGATCAGCTGCAGGTGTTCAATCAGGTGTTTATTATATTAATGGTTTCTTTGTACAAGTAGATAGTACCACTTTAGTATTAGACAAATATACAAATTCACCTTCATATAGAATTGGTTTTACTGCAACTGAATCTTTCATTTCACCAAATGATGATTCAAGTTTAAATGATAACGCTGCAGGTTCTTCAAATGCAAATGCACCAGGTGCTCACAGATTTAAAATTACTTTAACACTTGCAAAGAAAACTTTATCATCAACCGAAGATGATAACTTTTTTGAAATTGCTAGAGTAGAAAATGGCGAAATTAAAACACTTGTTAGAAGTACAGAATATGCTGTACTAGAAGATACACTTGCTCGTAGAACGTTTGACGAATCAGGAGATTATGTTTTAACTAATCCTGATTTTGATGTAAGAGAACATTTAAGTTCGGGTAATAATAGAGGTATTTACACTTCAGGTAATGGCGGTAGTGCTTCAAAACTTGCAATCGGTATTTCACCTTTCAAGGCCTACGTAAGAGGTTATGAGGCAGAAAGATTAGGAACAACTTTTGTTACAGTTGATAAGGCAAGAGATTTTGAAACTGCAAACAATCACAAAACAAGATACAATATTAAAAATTATTTAAACGTAACTAACGTTTATGGTACTCCAGATATAGGATTTGTATCTGGTGATGTAGAGGCATTTAAATCAGTTAATCTATTTGATACAGCAACTGCTGTTAGAGGAACTCAACAATCAAATGTTGGTACAACTGTACCTCAAATTGGTAGAGCAAAATCAAAAGGATTTGAAACTGTAAGTGCAACTGAAAGTTCAGATATAAATGATACATCTTCAATATACAGACATTATTTGTTTGATATTGAAATGTTTACACACTTAAATACAACTACTTCGGTAAGTTATACAACTGGAGAAATTGTATCAGGTGCTACTTCAGGTGCTACTGGTGTTGTACAAAGTGTTACTGCAACTAAAACAGCGGCCGTAACTTCTATTTCTACTGCTGATCCTGGTGTAGTAACTTTAGCGGCACACGGATTTAATGACGGACAACAAATTACTTTATCTGGTGGTTCTTTTCAAATAAATTCTGCAGCTTATACTGAAGGAGTTTATACTGTACGAAATGCTACCACAAATACTTTTGAGTTATATGGTTCTGATGGAACAACATCTCAAAACGTAACTTCATTTAGTTCAGCACCAACTGCTGAACACACAACTATTGTTGTATCAAATGTAAAAGGTACTTTTAGTGCAGGAGAAGTTGTTACAGGACAAACATCAAACGCAAGTTCAACTATTCAAAATGATAGATTAGGATTTTTAGGAGTAAGAACAAGAGATATTTCTGCTGTTAAACAAATTGGTATGGCAGGTTCTCCAACTTATACTGCGGATACCGTATTAACTTCTACGTATGGAGATAACTATGTTATTACAGGTAACGTATCTATTTCAAATTCATCAAATACATTACTTGGTAAAGGAACAAACTTTACAACTGATTTAAAAATTGGTGATTCAATTTCATTGACAAATGACGCAGGTTCAACTGTAACTGCAACTGTTAACTATATTGTTTCTCAAACAGAATTAATATTAACAAGTGCTGTTGGTAGTTCAGATGTAACTACTGCTGCTGTATTAACAAGAAGAAGAGCTAAATTACAAAATCCTGAAAATAATATTTCTATATTTGAATTGCCACACGTAACAGTTAAAACATTAAAAACAACTACTAATGGTGGTACAACGGATACAAATTTCAATGTAAGAAGAAACTTTACTGCCACTTTATCATCAAACGGTGACGCTACAATTACTGCAGGTACAAACGAAACGTTTGCTTCTAACGCAAGTGATGACTTTACTGTTTCTATAATGACAACAGGAGGTGGTGGAACAGGTGCGGTAGGGGATGTATTAAATTTAGAAGGTAATAACCACGAAGGTGATTCTATCTTTACATTAGGAGGTTCTCCAACAGGTAAAACTTTAACACTTGATTTTGGTGCAAACTTCCAAGGACATAAAATTAAAATTCTTGCTACTGTACAAAGAACAGTTGCAGGTTCAAAAACAAAAACATTAAACTCTGGTTCAACAATTGCTATTTCATCACAAACAACGATAGAAAGTGGAATTATTGGATTAGGTAAAGCGGATGTTTATAAAATCAATGCTGTTTATATGTCAAGTGGATTTGGTTCAGCTGCAACAACAAGTGATACAAATATTACATCTCGTTTTGATTTAGATACAGGTCAAAGAGATAACTACTATGATATTGGTAGATTAAAATTAAAACCAGGTGCAATTCGTCCTACAGGTAGATTACTTGTTAACTTTGATTATTTCTCACACGGTTCTGGAGATTACTTTGATGTAGATTCATATTCAGGAGTTATTGATTATGAAAATATACCAAGTTATACTTCCGACACTACTGGTGAAAAATATGAATTAAGAGATAGTTTAGACTTTAGACCAAGAGTTGCAGATAACTCAACTATTAGTTCTGGTTCAGCAGATAGAAATTATAGTGGTACAGGTTCATCTACGGTAGATGTTGTACAATTTAATGCTGATGTAACCACAGACTTTGAATATTATTTAAACAGAATAGATAAAATTTTTATTACTAGAGATGGAGAATTAAAAGCACTTAAAGGTGCTTCTGCTATTAATCCATTAGAGCCTGGTAATTTAGACGGCCATTTATTATTGGCAACTTTAACTATACCAAGTTATACTTTACGTACTTCCGATGTAACAATTAAAAAAGAAGATAACAGACGTTACACAATGAGAGATATTGGTAAGTTAGAAGGTAGAATTAGAAATTTAGAATACTATACTCAATTATCTTTATTAGAGGCAGACGCACAATCTTTACAAATACAAGACGCAGATGGTTTTGATAGATTTAAAAATGGTTTCGTTGTTGATAACTTCTCTGGACACAATGTTGGAGATGTAGGAAATAATGATTACAAATTATCTATTGATAGAGGCCGAGGTGAGGCAAGAACACCATTCAATGAAGATGTTATTGCTTTAGAAGAAGTTGATGATGATTTAACTGCAATTGTGGCCGCTGATAGAACGGCTGCAAATTATCAATTAACAGGTGATCTAATAACTTTACCTTATGATGAAGTAACTTTATTTGAACAACCTTATGCTACAAAAACAGAAAATTTAAATCCATTCTTAATCTTTGATTGGATTGGTAATATAGATTTAAATCCACCAGTAGATGAGTGGAAAGAAACACAAGTTGCACCAGAATTAGTGGTGAATGTAAATGGTACATTTGACAACTTGGCAATTAATGCTGGTTTAGATAATACAAGTATTTCAGAAATTCCTGTCGGTACTGAATGGAATGAATGGCAAGATCAATGGTCAGGAAATCCAAGAACCGATACAAGTTGGCAAGGTAACAGTTTAGTTCAAACAACAAGTGCCGATGTTGTACAAACAAGATCAGGTATTCGTTCTGTAATCATTCCACAAACAGTTAGACAAAGTTTAGGTAATAGAGTTATTTCAGTTGCATTTGTTCCATTTGTAAGAAGTAGAGATATTACTTTTGAAGGATATGGATTAAGACCTAATACAAGAGTTTATCCTTACTTTGATAATATTAATGTTACAAGTTATGTTACACCAGACGGTGGTTCATTAGGTGGTAATTTAAATACAAATACTAATGGTTATGTTAAAGGAGTATTTTCTATTCCTGATCCAAATGTTTCATCTAATCCAAGATGGAGAACAGGTAAGAGAATATTCAGATTAACAAGTTCATCTACTAATTCCTCAGATAGAACAGCAGTTGCTACTTCAGCAGAAGCTGATTATGACGCAAAAGGATTATTAGAAACTGTACAAGAAGCAATTGTTTCTACTAGAGAGGCACAAACAGTTAGACAAACAACTACTGAACAAAGATCCATTTCTAGGCAAACTTCTACAACAATAGGCCGTAGAGATCCTTTAGCACAATCTTTTATGATTGATGATGAGGATGGAGTGTTTGTAACAAGTGTAAATGCTTATTTTGCAACAAAATCATCTACTATTCCTGTTAAAGCAGAAATAAGAAATATGGTCAATGGTTACCCAGGTAATTCAGTTGTACCTTTTTCTACTAAATGGTTAAATCCTAGTTCTGTTAATACAAGTACAGATGGTTCAACTGCAACTACATTTACATTTAATTCACCAGTTTATTTAAAAGAGAAAACAGAATATGCGTTAGTATTATATTCTGATTCTGCTGATTATACAGTTTATGTTGCACGATTAGGTGATACAGTTATTGGTTCAGATAGAACCGTATCTGCTCAACCTGCGGTTGGAGTATTATTTAAATCTGCTAACAATCGTACTTGGACTGCTGAACAAATGGAAGATTTAAAATTTGTAATGAAACGTGCAGATTTTGATACAACAAGTTCAGGAACTTTAACACTTGCAAACGCAACATTATCAAGTAAAACATTGGCAAGTAATCCAATCAGAACATTTAATGGTTCTAGTATCGTAAGAGTATTCCATAAAAATCACGGATTGCATAGTACAAGTGATAACGTAACTATTGCAGGAATTTCTTCAGGTACTTACAATGGTATTGCACATTCAGATATCAATGGAGATTATACAACTATTTCAAATATCACTTTAGATAGTTATGATATAACTACTTCTGGAACAGCAAATGCTACAGGAGATGTAGGTGGTTCAACTGTAACTGCTACACAAAATAGATTGTTTGATGTATTACAACTACAAATTGGACACGTAGTTCACCCAGGCACAACTTTAACATCTACATTAAGAACCACATCAGGTAAATCTGTTAATGGTTCTGAAACTGCATTTAGTTTACAGGCTGCAACTGCGGCCGAAAGTGTTGTGTTAGGTGATAACATTTATTTTGATAATCCAAGATTAGTTGCAAGTGAAATAAATGAAACAAACGAAATGTCTGGTAGTAAATCTATTGTAACCAATATTACTATCAGTTCAACTAATTCTAAATTATCTCCAGTTATAGATTTAAAACGAGTTAATGCTTTTGCAATTTCAAACCGATTAAATAATCCTACTGTTTCATCTACCGATACATTTACAGGAGATGGATCCACAGTTGCATTTACTTTATCTGGAACACCTTCAAGTGTTCATTTATTGTCTATTAGAAAAGATGGTAAAAAATTACAACCAGTTGATGACTTTACAGTTTCAGGAACAACTTTAACTATGGGTTCTGCTCCTGCAAGTGGTTCTAAAATAGTTGCTAAAATTACTAACACCGTAGATTACGAAGATGATACTGCAATAGAAGGTGGTTCATCTGCTGGTGCTTACATAACTAAACCAGTTAATCTTGCTAATCCTTCAACTGCATTAGAAGTAAGAATTGCTGCAAGTGTACGATCCACTTCATCTATCAAAGCATATTACAGATTATCAGGCGGTGAAGAAACAAGAAGAATACAAGATATAGAATTTACTCCATTTAATACAGATGGAAGTCCAGATGTAACTGTATTACCTTCCAATGGTGATGTAGTTTTGGATTTAGATTTTAAAGATCACAAATTTAGTGCAAGTGATTTAACTGGTTTCACATCTTTCCAAATTAAGATTGTATTTAAAGGAACTAACTCGGCACTACCTGCTCGTTTAAAAGATTTACGAGCAATTGCATTGGCGGTATAAAATGACAAAAATAAAAGTAGAAGGATATACATCATTAGTTAGAGATTTATCTTCTAACGCTATTGTCAATACAAACGAATCAGACTATCAAGCTTATATTGCAAAATATAAAGCAAGAGAAAAAAGTAATGATATGTTAAGAAGTACAATCAAAGAAATAAATAATTTAAAGTCTGAATTATACGAAATCAAAAATTTATTAAAAAAGGTAATAGAGAAGTAAAATGGCCGCTCGTACAGTTGCAACAACCGATACTTTAGAAACGTTTAGAACAACGTTTAATAGTTTATCGTCTACCGATATAGGTGATGTCGGAGGTCTTACTACCAGTGCTACAAGTATTGTAGGTGCAATTAATGAGATTAATTCCACGGTTACTGCAACAGGTTTTTCTATTGCTGATGATACTTCAACTGTAACTCAAACGATTGTTGCAGGCGATGTATTTAGAATTTCAAGTGGTTCTAACGTAACGGCAACTGTTTCTGCTACAGATACAGTTACGATTGCATTAAATACCACGATAACAGGTTTAACAAGTTTGAATAGTGCAGCTATTACAGTTAACAATGTAGCTGTCGCAACACAACCTTTTGCAATTGCTCAGGCAGTTGCCTTAGGATAGAGTATAAATAATATAAATAGTCAAAGGAACAACAAATGGCAAACGATTTTAAAAGATTTACTTCCGCAAGTTTAGGGACGACTTCAGGTGCTTCGGCAACTGCTGTTTATACTGTACCTTCAAGTGGTTCTGCTATGGAATCAATCGTCATTGGTATCACGTTGTCAAACAAAAGCGCTTCAGGTATCACAGCCGATGTTTTTTTAGACAACTATGATGGATCAAATGATGTTTACATAGTTAAGAACGCAAGTATCCCAACAGGATCTACTTTAGAAGTTATGGCAGGAAACAAACTTGTGTTACAAGGTAATGGAACTAATAATGACGCATTAAGAGTTTCAGCAAGTGCTTCAAGTGCTTTAGATTGTACAATCTCGGTATTGGAAGACGTATAATAAAATTTATTAGGAGAGATAGATAGATGGCATATGTAGGAAAAGGACCAGAACAAGTCTTATCAGGTGTTGCTTCAAAATACACCTTTACAGGCGATGGTTCTACTACCACTTTTGATATTACAACTGATATACCTGCTGGTGGTGAAAATGATATTCAGGTATTTGTAGATAACGTAAGACAAGAACCAGGTTCTGGTGCGTCTTATACAGTTGGCCTTGACGGATCAAATAATTTAAGAAGAATTACATTTAATACTGCTCCAGAAGCAAGTCAATCTATCTATGTTATCAATCCAAGAAGAATAGAGGCCGTTGCAGGTATTGGAGACAATACAGTTACAACTGCAAAATTACAAGACACGGCCGTTACAACAGCAAAAATTTATGCTGATGCTGTTACTAATGCTAAAATTGCCGATGAAGCAATCAGTAATGAACATTTTGCAACAACTGTTATTACAGGTAATACAGAATTATCTGAAGAGGCCGCAAACACAGATTATCTTTTAATCTATGACGCAAGTGCTGGTACTCTTAAAAAAATTAAAAGACAATATGTTGCTCTAGCTGTTCCAACCATTTCAAGTGTATCGCCTACTAACGTTACAACAGGTGATGGTACAGGTAATGCTACTTTGACTATTACAGGAGAAGGATTTGACTCAGGTGCTACAGCAAAACTTTTAACATCTGCAGGTGCCGAAGTTTCTTTTGATACTGTTACAAGAGATTCATCTACACAAATTACAGGAGTGATTGCTAAATCATCTTTAAGTAATGCAAATGAAAATTATGGAATTAAAGTAACCAATGGTAGTGCTTTATCATCTTCTTTAACAAATCAAATTTCTATTGACGCACAACCAGTGTTTCAAACTGCTGCTGGGTCTTTAGGTACTGTTACCGATAGTACAAGAAGCTCTACAACTTTAACAGTTGTTGCTGCTGATCCTGAATCTGCTGGTAACGTAACTTTTGAACTGTATTCAGGTTCTTTGCCAACTGGTGCTAGTGCAACCACAGTTAACCAAGATGGTGTTTCAAAATATCAAATTTCAGGATTTAGTGCTGTAGGTGGAAATACAACATCTACATTTACTATAAGAGCTTTTGACGCAGCGTCAAATACAAGTACAAGACAATTTACTATTACAATTTTAGCTCCTGTAACTCAATCATTTACTTCATCTGGTACGTTTAGTGTACCATCAGGCGTAACTTCCGTTGATGTGTTAGTGGTTGCTGGAGGAGGATCAGGTGCAAAAGCTCATTCAGGTTCAGGTACAGGTGGTGGAGGTGCTGGTGGATTAATTTATAGACCAGGATTCCCTGTTACACCAGGTGGTTCAGTTTCAGTTACCGTTGGTTGTGGAGCTGCTCCTCAAGGCACACCTGATAGTGCAGGAAATTCAGGTCAAGATTCAGTATTTGGTACATTAACTGCAAAAGGTGGTGGTGCAGGAGGAAAAGATTCTGGTTCAAATCCAGTTACTCCAGGTGGATCGGGTGGTGGAGGCGCAGTAACTGGATCAGGTGGTACAGCAACTCAACCTACGCAACCAGGAGATTCTGGTACTTATGGATTTGGAAATAACGGTGGTACTGGTGGTCCAGCACAAGGTGGTGGTGGAGGAGGAGGTGCTGGCGCAGTTGGAGGTACTACAAGCACTACTACAGGAGGCCAAGGAGGTGTAGGAAGAGCTTATACAATCGCTGACGGAACAACTCCAGTGTATTATGCTGGTGGTGGAGGAGGAAATAATGGTGGTTGTGGTACAGCAGGACAAGGCGGCCAAGGCGGTGGAACTGCTGGCGGAGGACCTTCTCCTGGTTCAGGAAATGCTACTGCAAATAGAGGTGGAGGATCAGGCGGTGTTAGAGATGCTGCTCCTGGTTCTGGTAGTGGCGGTAAAGGAATTGTAATAGTAAGGTATTAAAGGAATTAAATGGCATATATAGGAAGACAACCAAGTTACGGCGCATTTGAGAAGCAGACACTTACTGCTGATAGTTCAACTACGACTTTTAGTTTAACTTATACAGTAGGTTCATCTTCTTCAATTATCGTATCCGTTGCTGGTGTTGTACAAGAACCAGAAGTTGGATACACAATATCAGGTGGAGGTTCTTCACTTATCTTTACAGAAGCACCGACAACAGGTGATGTAATTTATGTACAATATTTAGGATTTGCTAGAGATGTATTACAGGCCACTACGGCGATGATTACTTCTCAAACAGAATTAGCAGAAAGAGCTGCAAGTGGGGATTTCTTCTTACTATATGATGTAAGTGCTTCTTCATTAAAGAAAATACAAACAAGTAATATCGTTGCGGCCAGTGTAAGTAGAACGGCAACAGGCGATGGTTCAACAGTAGGATTTACAGTTACAAGTGGAGTAACAGCGGCACAATGTTTAGTGTCTATTAACGGAGTGATTCAAACTCCAACAACTGATTATACAGTATCAGGAACAACTTTAACATTTGGAACTGCACCTGCAGCTTCGGATGTAATACAAATTAGGGAACTACCTGCGTAGATAAATATAGATATGGCAAAAGTAAGACAATCAAATTTAGACGAAAGTATAGTAACAGGATTAACTGATTTGGGGGCAAATGTTGCTTCAGGAGATTATACACTTATCTATGACGCAAGCACTGGTACTCTTAAAAAAATATCACAAGTAAATTTATTAAACGTTCCTTTAATATCAAGTGTATCACCTACTAACGTTAACACAGGAGATGGTACAGGTAATGCAACTTTCACTATTACAGGAACAGGTTTTTCAGGTGCAAGTGCTAAATTATTAACTGCTGCTGGGGCTGAAGTAAATTTTGATACGGTAACAGTAGATAATAGCACACAAATAACAGGAGTGATTGCTGTTTCAAGTTTATCTAATGATAATGAACCTTATGATGTAAAAGTAATTTCTGCTACAGGATTATCATCTACATTAGCAGATCAAATTAACATAAACGCACAACCAGTTTTTCAAACTGCTTCAGGTTCAGTTGGTTCTTTTCAGGAACAAACTACTATTTCTACTATAAACATTGTGGCCGCTGATCCAGAATCTACTGGTAACGTAACTTTTGAAATTATATCAGGCTCTTTACCTGCTGGTTTATCAGCAACTACCGTTAATGAAGATGGCGTTTCAAAATATAGAATTACAGGAACTTTAACGACTGATATTTCAAGTAATACAACTTCAAACTTTACTTTAAGAGCGTCAGACGCAAATTCAAATACAAGCACAAGAGCATTTTCAATAACAGAAACACCTTACAATGTACAATCATTTACATCATCTGGTACCTTTAGTGTGCCATCAGGAGTTACTTCCGTTGATGTGTTAGTAGTTGCTGGAGGAGGTGGGGCTTCAGTTGGCGGCGGTGGTGCTGGAGGATTAATTTATATGCCAGGTTATCCTGTTACACCAGGCGGAACAGTTTCAGTTACAGTTGGTTGTGGTGGGGCTCACTCTACTGTTACAGATAATTCACCTAGTGCTGCTCACGGTATTATAGGACAAGATTCAGGATTTGGAACATTGACTGCTAAAGGTGGGGGTGGTGGAGGACATCACATTAGTAGTCCAGGTCAAACAGGTGGTTCAGGCGGTGGTGCAGGTAGAGATGGTGGAGGTGCACCAGGCGGACCTGCAACTCAACCTACTCAACCAGGTAATTCTGGTACTTATGGATTTGGTACCCCAGGCGGTGCTGGTCCAGGGCCTTCAGGTAGTGGTGCTGGTGGCGGTGGCGGTGCTGGTGCTGGAGGAGGTCCAGGAGGTAACGATCAATCACCTACTTCAGGTTTATATGGTTATGGTGGTGCAGGAAAAGCTTATACAATTGCTGATGGTGCAACTCCAGTGTATTATGCTGGTGGTGGAGGCGGATATGGTGAACTAGGTCCTGCTACATCACGTTTAGGAGGTTGTGGTGGTGGAGGAGACGGAGTTGGTCCTTCTCCTAGAGCTGGTGAGGCAAATAAAGGCGGAGGTGGTGGAGGTCAACCTGTTGGCGGAACTGCTCAAGGGCAAGGCGGAAAAGGAATCGTAATCGTTAAATACTAAATAAATAGTATTATATAAACATTATTTTAAAGGAGTAAATTGAAAATGGCTGAAGAAGAAAAGTTTGGAGTAAAGAACCCTAATGAGGGTACTGATGGTAAAATGGCCTCTAATATGACAGGTGAGGCAATACAACCAAATTATGACTACGGTAATATTACTGATAGTGATAAAAAAGTAGTAAAAGAAATTATTGATTTATTGAACGCAAGAGGAATGGTTCCTTGTTCAATATTTGCTGAAGAATTAAAGACAAGGTTTCAAATAGAACAAATACCTATGAAACCCATTGAAACTTCGTTATGGCACCAATTCACTAAAAATGAAAGAATTGGTACAAGTGTGCAAGGTTTTAGAGAAAGTAAAGATGAGAATGGTAAAAAAATACGTATTCCTCACATTGGTTTCTCGGCCGACCTTGACTACCTTGATGAAATGATACAAAGAATAGTACAAAGGATTAAAGAGATACCAGAAGAAAAGTAAAAGGAAAGTAAATGGCACTTACAAAGATAACAAAAACAGGTATAGGCGCTGACGCAATTGACGCTACTAAACTAGGTGATGACGTAATTAGTGATGAACATTTAGATATCACTTCTATTACAGGTCAAACAGAATTAAGTGAAGCAGCTGCTGCAAGTGATTATATTTTAATTTATGATTCAAGTGCTGGTATACTTAAAAAAATTGCTGCAAGTAATGTAGGAACGCAAGCTGTCACCTTATCTTCCGTATCACCAACTAACGCCTTAACAGGTGATGGTACAGGAAATCATACTTTTACAATAACAGGAACAAATTTAACAGGTGCTACTGCTGTTTTAGTTACAGACGGAGGATCTGAAGTAGATTTTGATACGGTAACAGTAGATAGTGCTACTCAAATTACAGCAGTTATCGCTAAATCAAGTTTATCAAATGCTAATGAACCTTATGATGTAAGAATATATGGTTCAAATGGTACACAAGCAATTTTAAGAAATCAAATCAACGTAGATGCTTCTCCAATATTTAATACAGCTTCAGGTTCAGTTGGTTCTTTTCAGGAACAAACTACAATTTCTACAATAGACATTCAAGCATATGATCCTGAATCAGCTTCTAACGTAACTTTTGAAATTATATCAGGTGCTTTACCTGCTGGATTGTCTGCAACAACAGTAAATGAAGATGGTGTTTCAAAATATAGAATTACGGGAACTTTAACAACCAATATTTCAAGCAACACAACTACAAATTTTACGTTAAGAGCATCAGACGCAAATTCAAATATAAGCAGTCGTGCTTTTTCTATTACAGAAACACCTTACAATGTACAATCATTTACTTCATCTGGTACCTTTAGTGTACCATCAGGAGTTACTTCCGTTAATGTGTTAGTGGTTGCTGGTGGAGGCGGAGGTGGAGGACAAGTTGGAGGTGCTGGTGGTGCTGGTGGATTAATTTATAGACCAGGATATCCTGTTACTCCAGGCGGTACAGTTTCAGTTACAGTTGGTTGCGGTGGTGCTGGCGGAGAACCTATTAATGCAGCTGTTGCTGGACAAGATTCAATATTTGGTACATTAACTGCAAAAGGTGGTGGACGTGGAGGTAGTTATAACGTTCCTGGTAGATGTGGAGGTGCTGGAGGTTCAGGTGGCGGTGGTGCTATGAATGGTAGTGTACCATATCCTACATCTGGTGGTAGTGCTACTCAACCAATTCAAGGAGGTGATTCAGGCACATATGGATTTGGTAATGCTGGAGGAGCAGGAGGAAATCCTTGTGGTGCTGAAGGTGGTGGTGGTGGTGGTGCTGGCGCTGCAGGTAGTCCTGTTATAAATCCAGGTTCTCCTACAGGTCAAGCTGGACCAGGTGGTATAGGTAGAGCTTATACAATTGCGGATGGTATAACTTCTGTTTATTATGCTGGAGGTGGAGGTGGTGGTGCTCAAACTATATGTCGAGGATCAACAGGTGGACAAGGTGGTGGAGGAAATGGTGGATATAATCCTAGCCCAAGCGCTCAAGGTGTAGGTGGACAAGCTGGACAAGCAAATAAAGGTGGTGGTGGTGGTGGAAGTAGAGATGTAGGTCCTGCAGGTCATCCTTGGCCAGGTAATTTAGCAGATTCAGACGGTGGTGCAGGTGGTAAAGGAATTGTAATAGTGCAATACTAATTTTTATTTTTAAACTATATATTATATAATTAAATTGAAGGTGATTGAATGACTGACTTTATAACAAACGTAGCATATTATCAAACTCAAACAGGCGACAAGATATTATATCCTTTTAGTCCCCCTATATTTCAAACCGAAGTTGATTCAAAATTCACAAAAGAATTAATAGAAGAAGGTCGTAAACTTAATATACAAGAAGATGACTGGAATCCACGTCTTGCTGGTAATCTAAAATACGGCCGTTCATATCACTACAAAGAAGAATATCTACTTAAAGTAGAACCTTATTTAAAAACATATATTCAAAGATTTTTTGATGGATTGTATCAACAATATGGATCTGATTATGAAGGTATTGATGCTATTTTAGATGTTCAATACGATAGAAAAAAACATAGACAAGGAAATTTAAAATTAGATACACTATGGATAAACTTTTCTCAAAAACACGATTTTAATCCGCCTCATACACATACAGGTAAATTATCGTTTGTTATATTTTGTCAAGTCCCTAAAGAAATATTTACAGTACAGGCAGATAGTAACACTAAAAGAGCAGGACAATTAAGTTTCATTAATGGTGAAGCAATTACTCCATTGAGAGGAAATGAATTTCCTGTACAACCTTATGAAAATTTAATGTTTATTTTTCCAAATAATTTACAACACTATGTTTCTTCATATTGGGTTGACGCAGAACGTATAAGTGTGTCAGGAAATTTTATAGTGATATGAAAAAGTCCATAAATAGATATAATAACTTATAGTATAAGGAGTATATAATGCAAGTTCGTAATTCGTATTTTTGGTTTAAAGAGGCCTTAACACCAGATCAATGTCAACGTATTATTGATATGGGTACTGCCAGACTAGATGAAATCAAAAAAAGAGGTGGCACAACCGAAGCCACTACATTTGGAGATAATCATAAACAAAAATTTGAAAGAGAAGGTAAAAATGTTTTACCTCAAGCAGATAAAACCATTGAAGATATAAAAAATGAAATAGGTATATCAGACGCTGATGTTGAAAATGAAAGATTTGTAAGAGATAGTGAAGTCTGTTGGTTTGATGATAGATGGATGTATGATTTAATACACCCATTTTTAAGACGTGCAAATCAGGAGGCTGGTTGGAGATATGAATGGGATTTTAGTGAGTCTTTTCAATTTACCAAGTACGGTTTAAATCAATTCTATGGTTGGCACGCAGATGGCAATAGTTGTCATTTTGGTGCATATAAAAGAGCCATTCCTGGTGTAACTCCAAGAGATTCAAAAGGACAATATCCAAGAGGATATACAGACAATAAAGATATGATAGGTAAGATACGTAAGTTATCAATGACTATTAATTTAAATAAACCAGGTGAATATGAAGGTGGTAATTTAAAGTTTGACTTTGGACCACACGCAAGTGGACAAAGATTCCACGAATGTGTTGAGATACGACCACAAGGATCAATCATTGTATTTCCCTCTTACGTGTATCATCAAGTTACACCTGTTACAAAAGGAACAAGATATTCTTTAGTGTTATGGTCACTAGGACAACCATTTAAATAATGGATAAATAGAATAAAGGAGCAATTGAGTATGAATAATAAAATAGCAAATTGGGATAGTCTAACAGACGATCAAAAGAAAAACGCAGAAGCCTTATTACAAGGTAATCCTGCTTTAAACGCAGCCACAGTACACCCAGCGGCTAAGTTTTTCGAAGAACATCATTGGGTAAAGATAGATAGATTTATAGATCAGAATATGGCCAATCTATTATATCATCACGTACAATTAGAGGCCGCAAGATTAAATTACCTTGATGAAAAATTTGGTAAAGGTAATTATGATGAAGAAATACACGGCACATTTACTGATAAACAAGCTCCTGGTGATTTCAGTAAATATGGTGACCCTATCTTTGATACTCTATTGAGTTTAGGAACAGAACAAATGTGTACACTTACAGGTAAAGAATTGATACCTACATACTCATATCATAGACTTTACACAACAGGCACAGAATTAAAAAGACATAGAGATCGACCAAGTTGTGAAATTTCAACAACATTATGTTTAGGTTATAATATATCTAACGTAGATTTAAACAAATATCCTGATTGGGATTGGCCTATGTTTGTACAAGAAGAAAACGGTAAAGAAATACCGATACATATGAAACCAGGTGATATGATTATCTATCGTGGTTGTAAAGTAGAACATTGGAGAGAACCATTTTGGGGCACAAATCACGCACAAGTATTTTTACATTACAATGATAAAAACGGTCCTTATGCAATTGCAAATGATGGAAGAGCTGTGCTTGGTTTACCAGGTAGCTTTAGAAGTCAGGAAGCATTAAATAAAAATGATAATCCTGAACATACACAACAAGAAACTAATATAGATTTAAATAGACAAGTACCTAAAAAAATTATATATTAATTAATTATGTCAGGTGAACAGATTAAACAAAACTGGAAGGTTCAGATTGTTAAAGATAATCCTACTTTTCCTTTTATAGTCATAGACAATTGGTATACACCAAATGAAGAAAAGGCTGTTTGGAAAGAATTAGATTACTATTCAAGTATGCCTAGAGAAAAAATTGATCGTGCTGAAAATACAATTGTGGCACGTAATTCAGATGGTTCAAGTCGAAGTAAGGCATATAGATTTTATACAGGTGAATACTATACAAACGAAGGTTTATCTAAATCAGCAATTTTTAACAGTATGTATAAGCAACGAACACCTGAATTTCATAAGATTATAGAACAATGTATGCCTTATGGACGTTCTTTTACTTCTTCAAATAGTGACTCAACTTTAATATCTTATTATGAAGAAGATGACCATTACGAACCACACCACGATACATTTTTATGGACAAACTGTATATGGATGGTAAGAGAACCTCGTTTGTTTAATGGTGGTGATTTTGATTTTCCTGAATCAGGCCACGAAATAAAATTAAAACATAATCGTGCTATTTTCTTTCCTTGTTGTTATTTACATAGAGTAAGTCCTGTTAAATTTCATACACAACCTAAAGAAATAGGATACGGCCGTTATACCATAACACATTTTTATTATGCAATACCAAATGGATAAATGAAAACAAATAAAATTATTATCGTAGGTGGAGGTACAGCAGGATATGTGTCTGCTTTAATTTTAAAAACAACATATCCTAAATTAGAAATTAAAGTTGTTAAATCTAATAAAATTGGTATTATAGGTGTTGGAGAAGGCTCAACTGAACACTGGAAGATTTTTATGGATGTTGTGGGTATAAGTTATAAAGAAATTATAAAAGAATGTGATGCTACTTTAAAAGGTGGAGTAATGTTTAAAAACTGGTCCGATAAAGATTATTTTCACAACGTAACAGATTTATACGAAATAAAAAATGCTCAACATCTTATTGCTTATATGAAATTAGTTGCTGACGATGTTGAAAACTTTAAATTCAATGATTTAAATTTTATCAAAAATAAAATATCTAAAAATTTACTTAAAGAAAATAATAGTCCTGTAAATCAATATCATTTTAATACTTTTAAGTTAAATGATTTTTTACATAAAAAATCTGTTGAAAGAGGAATAGATGTTATAGAAGATGAAATATTAGATGTGAATTTAAATGAACAAGGTGAAATATCAAATTTAAAAGGTGAAAAAAATAATTATTCTTCAGATTTTTATATTGATTGTACAGGATTTAAAAAACTACTTATTTCAAAACTAGGAGCTAAATGGCAATCATATGGTAAATATTTAAAAATGAAAGAGGCAATTGCTTTTCCTACAAAAGATACCGATGAATATAATTTATACACAGTAGCGCAAGCTATGGACTATGGTTGGACTTGGCACATTCCTACATATGGTCGTTGGGGTAACGGTTACATATTTGATAGTGATTATATTAACGCAGATCAAGCTAAACAAGAAGTAGAAAAATATATGGGACACGAAATTGAGGTTGGAAGACAGGTTAAGTTTGATCCTGGTTGTTTAGACAAACCTTGGATTAAAAATTGTTTAGCAGTAGGATTAAGTGCTAATTTTGTAGAACCTTTAGAAGCTACTTCCATAGGTACATCAATTTATCAATTATTTTTATTCACACATTATTTTGATAATTATAATCAATTATCTATTGATGACTTTAATAATAAAATGACTTTAATAATGAATAACATTAGAGATTTTATAGTTTTACATTATATAACAAAAAAAGAAGATACATCTTTTTGGAAAAATTTAAAAACAATTGAATTACCTGATACTTTAAAAACTAATTTAGAAAGATGGCAAACTAGATTACCTATATTAGAGGACTTTAAAGGAACAAACTATTATTTATTTTTTGAAGCTAATTTTGTACAAGTGCTGTATGGTTTGAATTTGTTAAATATAAAAAATATAAAAAATATGTATGAAAATGTAAATGAACATATAAAAAAAGATGTTGAAAAAAAAATAAAAGATAACTATGAGGGTTTTAATAACATCACAATAGGTCATAAAGATTATTTAAATATAATTAGAAATACAAATGCCTGAATTTAAAATACATAATCTTTGGCCTATACCCATTTATGAAGGAGAAATACCTGTAAAAAACGAATGGAAAAAATATATTGAAGATGTTGAATATAGAAGAACACACATTGGTAATAGTGATATATCTTTAAATAGATATTTGTTAAATGAAATGCCTGATTTAAAAAGTGATATAGAAAATCATTGTGAATCTTTTGCTAGAAAATATTTAATTCTATCTAAAAATATTAAATTTGTTTTACAAAACTCTTGGTCTAATATACATTATCCAGGAGATCAAGCACAAGAACATTATCACGGTAATTCATTATTAAGTGGTGTTTATTATACTCACGTTCCTAAAAATTCAGGAGATATTGCATTTCATAAAAGTAGTTCATATACTAATCTATTTCACAATTCAATTAGAATGGAATATGATGAAAGTAATAATTTACAAGGTGAAACTTATATTTTGCCTGTTAAAGAAGGAATGATAGTGATGTTTCCATCACATTTAACTCATTCAGTTTTAAAAAATTTATCTAATGAACCAAGATATTCATTGGCATTTAATTTTTGGATAAAAGGTAAATTAGGAAAAGAAGAATACATATTAGAATTTAAATAGTATATACATATAACAGAGGAGATAAAATGAGTGAAGTTGATTTAAATAATTTAAAACCTTTAGATGTAAAAAAATCAAAAGGTAAATTTAAGATTTTTACTAATGGAAGTATTATACAAGAGAGTAAGTTTCAACCTTATCTTGGTAAAGCATTAGCAATAAATATAGATAAAATACTTTCTGTCTACCCTTCGGAAGATGGAATTGGTACAATGATACACGCAGAAAAAAATCAAAGTACCTGGAAAGTATTAGAAGAATATAATACAGTTGTTGCTAGGATAAATGAATAATGAATAAACAAGAATACTTTTCTTCACCAGTATATTATGAAGATAAACCTGAATGGGTTAATTTTTTAAATAAATGTTCAGACCCTTATATTGCACAAGCTCGTAAAGATCAGGAAGAAAATAATAAAAAAAGATTACAAGTTGGTTATAAAAATGATATAGGACAAACTTATCATAGTTCTCCTTTAGAACCTGATCCCAATTTTGCTGAGTTTCATCAATACATAGCAACTAAATCTCGTTGGGTATTGGATGATATGGGTTATGATATGAGTCGATATAATCTTATCTATACTGAAAGTTGGGTACAAGAGTTTTCATTTAATGGTGCAGGCCATCATTGGTTTCATACACACTCTAACAATCACATATCAGGATTTTACTTTTTAAAAGCAAGTGATAAAACATCTAGGCCTATGTTTCAGGATCCTCGTACTGCACACGTACCTTTAAAACTTGCAGAAAAAGATTCGTCTAAAATATCAAACGCAAACGATTTAATAAACTATACACCTAAACCAGGATTATTGATGTTATTTCCTGCGTATTTGTCCCACGCTTATCAAGTAGATCACGGAATAGAACCCTTTAGATTTATTCATATTAATATAAGAGCAGTAGAAAAAAACATACTAAACTCTTTTAATATGAGTAGTATAGTTTAATATAAATAGATATATGGTTGATTTGACAAAAATTAATATAGATGGCGTAGATTATGAGATGAGTAAGTTACCCATTGATTTGCAAAATATTATTATTGCTAGACAAGAAATACAAGTGTCTAAAACAAGACACAATATTGAGTTAGAAAAGATAGAAGTTCTAACTAACTATTATAATAATAGAATTAAAGAAGGATTAGACAAATTCAATGGCAGCGACAGCACATCTAACGATTGAACAAGGCGCCACATTTAGTACAGACGTTACCGTAAAAGACTCAAATGGTGACGCATTTGATTTAACAGGTTACACGGCCTCGTCTAAAATGGCACGAGGTTTTGCCTCTACTCGAACAAGAGTTATCATCACTACTGCAATAGGTTCACCTACAACAGGTGTGGTTACACTATCTTTATCTGCCGATCAAACGAATAATTTAGACGCACCTGCCAGATATGTCTATGATGTTGAAATATTAAGAACATCTGATAGTACCATAACAAGAGTGATTGAGGGTATTATTACAGTTAGTCCTTCGGTTACAACATAGTTTCATTATAAATATTACTAAAATAGAGAGATAGTTTAATGGTTAGAGCTGTAGTTACAACTTCTGGCGGTGTTACTGCCAATATTAATAAAAACAATTCTGGTGCCCAAAAGGTATCAGTAACAACTCCTAGTTTATCTACTGCTGGTACATTGAGATCCTTAACTGACGTAAATGCAACATCATTGGCTGATGGTTCATTGTTACAATATGATTCTGCAACGGACAAGTTTATTACACGTACTACTCTTTCAACCGAAACAGGAACTTTGAAGTTCAACGGTGGAAACTTTTAACGGAGAATTTAAATGGCAACAATAATTCAGATAAAACGTTCTTCAGGTACTACAGCCCCATCGGAGCTGGCACAAGGAGAACTGGCCTATACGTATGGTACAGGTTCGCAAGGTAATAATGGTGATAGACTTTTTATAGGTACTGGAACCGAAACAGCTGGCGTAGCTGCAAATATAGATATCATTGGTGGTAAATATTTCACCAGTTTAACAGATCACG